ACAGACTCTCCGTTAGGAATGTTATTGACCAGGCAGCTGTCCCGAACGCTGTCCCGAACGCTGGCCCGAACGCTGTCCCGAACGCTGGCCCGAACGCTGTCCCGAACGCCGTCCCCAACGCTGGCCCAAACCTTTCGGTCAATTTGCTTGAACACCTGCCTGGTCAATAACATTCCTAACGGAGAGTCTGTAAACATAATCTGTTTAGGCTTAGGTAAGCCCCCGCATTCATAGAATAGATTTACCGCCTTGCGGCATTCAGCTTTGTCTATTGGAGCAGTAGATAAACCTATTTCGAGCCATTTTCGGACATAATCAGGCATTGCGGCTTTTTGTTGGTCAGTTAATTGTGTAATCATTAGTCCACCACCCTTCTCATGAGTTTCCTGAAATAATCATAGGATTGTTTGTGGATTATTTCGTAAGTGCCTGGTAGTACCGGCATATCCTGATGTGCGTCATGGCCTTTCAGGTGTTTTAATGTCCCACCTTTGAAGAGTTGCACATAAGTTCTGTCGTTGCTTTGACCAACGGCTACGTCGCCATAAATAACGTGGTGATGGCCCATTGCGGAATGCGCGGCAATGTATTGCCTATCTGTTGCGGGGGTAAATTCCGGGTTATCCGGCGCGGTTTCTACCGGCCAGAGCATTAGTTCGCCATGTCGAATCATTCGTTCTTGGATTTGTTGGTCTGTCATATTATCTCCTTCCGTTCATTGTCTTTCTGTTGCGATTTTTAGGTAGATCGTTGTAGCCGATTTCACCCAATTGTTTTTACACTCGTTTCAGTTGTTCCGATTATTCGTTTCTTAGCCGTTGTAATGGCTTGCTGCAAAAACGTCTGTTTGTGCAAACGTAAAGTGTGCGCCCGTTCATCCTCAAGAGTCATATTTTGAGTATCCACTTGCACCATCTTCCTAAATCGGCGGCGGGCATATTGCAACCCTCTATTGTGTTCCTTGTCGTTGTACTCACTGGCCTGTTCCGGCGTCAAAACCAGAACCATATTCTTACTGATGCGGGCCGTGAAATCGCTCCGCTCTTCAATTAGTTGTTTGAGATGCAAACACTTGAATTCGTATTGCGGAGTTCCAGGCTGAACCTGGAATATACGAATTATATCTGTTTCTGTGAACACATCGCCGAATTTTAGTTGCTCAAAATCTATCGGATATTTTTCTAACATAGTTTCTCCTTTTTGTTTCCAAACCAAACCGCACCAAGCCGTACCTTGCCATGCCTGACCGTAATTGACCCCACCCTAAAGTTATAAGTGCATGGATAATAGCCAAACCAAATCTGACCAGACCTCACCTTGCCACACCATACCAAACCGGACCCCACCTCATCACAAAGTTATGATTGCAGGGATAATAGCCAAACCAAACCCAACCTGACCTCACCTAACCTCACCTAACCCAACCTGACCTTACAACACCTAACCTCACCTAACCCAACCTGACCTTACAACACCAGACCGAGCCATAAATCATAAAACTTCAAATCTGCCATAACGTGGGCGATAATCCCCCACCGCCGCGTAAATCCCACCCTTAATCAACGCCTCTTTTACTTGCGCCTGAGTAACTACATCCGGCATGAAAGCCACATTCACAGTTGCTCCCCACTCTGGAAAGATAGGCCGCGAACGCATGATGCGAGAGCTTTGCACGCCGGCACTGCGATAATCAAAATGCTGTGTAGAGCGAATCAAAGCATTCAATTCAGCAGCGTTATCCGCTCCATTCGTTAAGCGTGGATATTCTAAGACCGCATCACTATCTACAAAGACGCCAGCCTTGAATAATAAGCCGTTCTTATCCTTCTTTGCTCCCGACTGTAAACAACCCTCTAATACTACGGCGGGAATGCAGGGCTGACCACCACTAATGATATTTAGGGAATTGCCGCTAATCTCCAACTGTAAACCCTCTGTCACATACAGACCCCCGCACCACTCCAAATCTGCAATCATCTGCAAATCCTCATCCGTTTTTTGCCGCTTGCTGGTGCGTAGCTTTAACTCCTTCGTGATTGAAAAACGCGGATTCGCTAAGGCTGCGGAGTGCATCATTAAAGGGGCAAGCCCACGAATCTTAAAACTTACTAATTGAATACTATCTCTGATTTCCATATCGCTACCATACCTTTTAACGCCGAACGCCCCGCCTGACTGGTACCAGCAGTCAGGCGGGGCGTTCGGCGTGACTTGGAAGCCACTTTGTTGAGCGTTGTTGGCGGTCTGGTACACTGCCACGCTCCGAAATTGAAAAAAGTCGTGTTTGCGCTCTGGGCGCAATTTTCCCTAAAAATTAAAATAATGCTAAATTTTCAAAGTAAAAAATAATTCTAAAAATAATTCTAAAATTTTCAAAAGTAATAATAATTCTAAAGTTTTTATAAAGTGTTTATAAACTTTGTAATAACTTCAAGAAACTCAATCGTGCAGGTAAGGGGAGGGAAGTGAGTTTTGAGACACTCCCCTTACCCCAGGGTTCTATTCCTGGATGTAAGGATTTTGTCTCAAAATGAGTTCCGGCAGTATAAGGGTCGGTTGCTCATCTTGGCCGGTTTCTGTGTGACTTCTTTGGTGCTGGCTCACACAAGCTCACAAGTCTAAACGCAAAAGCTATTCACCTTTTGCCGCAAGTTGCGTTACGCCCCCGATTGAACGACGCGATTAGCAACTACTACTCTCGACTTATGTGTTTTCAAAAGTTGCCCGTTGAAAACCTTTCCCCGGCAGGCTACTCCCGCCAACTACTAACATTTAATTCCGTCAGAGGCTAAATTAACGTGACGCGAATTGAGAAAAGCAAAAACCTCTGCCTTTCGTGGTACTGCACGGAAAGCAAAGGTTTGAGCTAGGCTGATTCAGTTGTTGGCTTGATTCAGCCAGTACGCCAAACCAACCTTGGAAACAGTCATAAGCCTAACACACCTCTGCTATCTTGTCAAGTGGAAAATGTAAACAACTGCAAACAAAAGACTTAACATCTTTTAGTATAAATAATTTGACACTTCGCACTAATAAGCCTTACTCTCACAGACTTAGAGGCGTTCACTTCATGGGCAAAAAGAAGCAAAAGAAAATCAGGCCAGTGCGGTTGACTGAGCAGCAACAGGAGATGCTTAATCAAGCCTTCTCGACGGCTCAGGTGGAAGCGGCTGCAAAGCGCGAAGTGAATACCAGCTTGCAAGGGACTCCGCTGCCTACCGGCACAATCTCATCGGGTCGTGAGACGGTTGACAGGGTAGATGATTTTCGTGGGGCATGGAATACCATGACGGCCCGCCAGGATGGAACGGCTGCCACGAACCGCATCAATATAGATGATTTATCATTACTTCCCCCTTATAAAATCCTTGAATACTTAATTGACCTTAGCCCCGAAATAAGTAACGGACTCTGGTATTTCCTCTTGATGTGCAATCCGGGTTATTCCGTCAAGGTAATGAATCTGCGGAACGACGGCCCGAATATCGCCGGCAAGAAGATTGCGGATGGGTTCATTGCGCGACTGAAAGACTTGTACGGCTCTGAGGATGTAGTTTTCTCGTCTATGTTTCTTTCGGTGTTCATGCGCGGGGGTGTACTTTCGGAAGTGGTCTTGGATAGTGAAGGCCGGACTTTTATTGATCTTGCTACGCCAGACCCAATCACGCTGGCGGCAACTCGCTTAGAGGACCCACAACGCGGCAGAATTTGGAAATATGGTCAATGGCGCGATGGAATCTTGCGTTATTTTCAGCGTGCTACGGTGCGTTATGTGCCGCTTCATCGTTTACCCGGCGCGGCCTTTGGGCGTCCGATTGGGACATCGGCTATCTTTGTAGCTCTGTTTATTATGGGCACGCTGCGTGATTTGCGGCGCGTGATTCAGCAACAGGGTTATCCAAGATTGGATATTACGGTTGACCTCCAAGCCCTTCTTCAAACGATGCCGCAAGATTTACAGCAGAAGCCGGCTGAATTTAAGGCATGGGCCACCAAAGCCTTTGATGAAATCACGGCAGCTTATGCCAGGTTGAAGCCCGAAGATACTTATATTCATTCCTCAATCATTACCGTGAATCAGCCGGTTGGCACACTTAATGATTCCAGCCTGGGCGCGGTTGACGCTTTATTTCGCGTTCTTGAACGCCAAGCTACTCGCGCTGTAAAGTCTATTCCTTTGCTGAATGGCCTGGATACTTCTTCTTCCGTCTCTGACACTAATCGTCAATGGGAAGCCTATGTTAAGGGCATCCAAACCGTACAGCAATTAGTTGAGTCCGTAATTGAGGCCGCCATCGGCACAGTGATTCAGGCGGCTGGTGTGCAAGCGCGTGTGAGCGTAGATTTTGATACACTACGGGCCTCAGAGGAATTGCGTGATACACAAGTTGCTCAACTCAAGGCGGTAGTGGCTGCATATTGCTACGCTCAAGGATGGATTACCCAAGACGAGGCGGCGCGTGCGGGGGCTGGCAAAGAGAAGGCGGCTGAACCTGAACCGCGTCAACTCGAAACCGCCGGTCAAAGTGATGGCGGCGGCCCTGGTGCGACGAATGCCGATCCATCTTCCATGCGGTTTCCGTTGATACCAATCGAAGAAACAGAAGAAGCTGAACTATATGCCTAATGGGGCAGAAAATGAAAAAAAGCCTTATTTTCGTTGTCGGCTTTGCTTTCAACCTCTGGGTGAAATTAAGCCGGATGGCTCATTGGATTGTACGGTAATTCGTCTTGTGGGTAAAAAGAGTGTATTTTGTTGCTGGCAGTGTAATGCCCGAAATACTTACGAACGTTCTTATCCGAAAGTGGGGAAAGAAAAACAATGCTTAATTCAACTCAATTAGCGGAAGCGGCACGGTCTAATGAACAGTCACGGCAGTTGCAAGCCATGGGAGAGGCTTTATTAGGAGCTAATAATAACGGCCTCGCGGTTGTGCCGGGCGTGGGCGGAGTGCTGCGGGGGCAGTTGTTACCGTTCCGCCCTACCCTGTTACAAGCGCCCGCTGGATACAGATTGATAATTGATTGGCTATCGCCCGGAAATGGTGACCCTGTAACAATCTCTTTATCAGGGCCACAGGTAGGCTACGTCATGCCCGGCTCGGTGCTGACAAACTTTGACTGTGGCGGTGCTGTCGTTTCACTTGAGGACGGTTATCCAATCCTGCTCTACCACTACGAACCCATCCTCCCCGCTGATGGCCTGCTTGCCCTGTGGCCTGCCGGCTCATTGGTTGACAGCATCTTCGGGCGCAGATGGGAAGTGTCTGAGGACGATTACGTTTATCCCGTCGGGCAGTACGACGAAATGCAGCGGGGCGTAAATGAGGCGTACACGACGGCGGCGGTGTTGACGTTGCCGGATTCGTTGAATGGGAATGTTTATCTGTTCAATAAGGATGGCCTTACTTTGATACGTTTGCGTGGCAGCGACAGCAACTTGCTTTCTTATGTCAGCACTGTTAATCCGTTTTACGAGTACACACCCGACGTGCCATTGCTGGCTGTGACGGTTTATGACCCAGCGATAACCAGCGCGTTTTTCTATATTGATGGCGTAGAAGTTGATGCTAGTAATAGTGTAAACCCCTTCACCGCCGCCGCCGCCGCCGCCGATTTCACTCGCTACGACTCATCCGGCGCAACGTTCGGCGCGTTCGCAATGTGGAATCGCGCCTTGTCCCCCGCCGAAATCGCCGCGCTGGGCACGGGGGAGAGTCCGAATTTTCCAACAGTTTAACAATTGTGAATTAAGAATAATTCACAATTCACTTGACAGGGACAATTAAATAGGTTTATAGGTTTTGTGAGCAGTGTTGCTCCTGACAAGAAAAAGAGGCTTTGACCAATAGCGTCAACCATCCGAACGGGCAGTTTGGGGTTGACGCTATTTTTATTGAGGAACTTATGGGTAAAACAAATGTTGATGAAATCGAGGTAGGTGCTAGTACGCTTCGTGAAGGGGCCAATATGGTTCTAGGCACTGCCACGGGTACTAAAATCGGAACTGCTACCGCCTAGAAACTTGCATTTCACAACGCCACCCCTGTAATTCAGCGTGCGGGGGCGGTTCAGGCCGCCGTTGCGACTACCGGCGCGACAAATACCACTCCATACGGTTATACAACTTCGGCTCAAGCCGATGCCATCGTGACCTTGCTCAATGAGATTCGCGCCGCGTTGGTAGCCAAAGGGATCATCAAGGGAAGTGCATAATGCCTGAACCAGATAAAGCGCAAAATTCATACAATCAAGCCATACATAATATCTTGGCGAAAGTTTTGCCTCTCAAAAAACAGGACAAACGGCTAATTAAGGCCGATGGAACTGAACATGAAATGCGTTTTAATCCTTTTCCAAAGAAGGATAAACGGCTTACCTTTGGAGAATAAATGGCTCGTAGTGATTTAATTGATGTCCCGTTTCGCAGCCGCGCTCAAGTCCGGCTTGCGGCTGATGGTCTGTTAAGCACTAATGAATTAGTGAGTCGGGCCAATAAGAAGATGATGCGCGAATTTAGCGCAGAGGAATTATTCTTCTGGCCGGCTGAAATTTCTAACAACCAGACGGATTCTCACTTTACCAAAATGCACGAAACATCTTTGGCTAATTACGCCGAAGATGCCAATAGCGAAGATGGCGTAGCTTTCCTTGATTCTCACAATCACGGACAAAATGGTTTAGGGCGTTCTTTGACTGGCTTGTATGACAAGCCAGCGGAAAGAGTTTTGGCCCAGTTCTACACCGTGCGTGGCCTTCAACTTGGAAGGCTGAGTGCAGATAATTTTATTAGAGGCGTGGAATCGGGCATTGTCGGGGATGTGTCTATCGGCTTTAAGGCTGGCCCAGGCTTTGCGATGCTTTGCTCTGAGTGTGGTGAGGATATCCGCACTTGGGATTGCCGCCATCTTCCGGGACAAGTCGTCGAAGCTCACACGAACGAGCAAGGCGATACAACCCCAGAACATACTGTTATCGCGTGGGTAATGAATGCCCGTCTCAGTGAAGTTTCAGCCGTATATGACGGTTCGACCCCAAGCGCAATGATTCTCAAAGCGCAACGCGGTTTGCAGGAAGGGTTCTGTAAATCGTCGGCGGTGATGGCTCTGGAACGTCGCTATAATATCCACATCCCGCCGCCCGCAAAACTGTTTACCGGATATGACACTTTAGAGAGGGAAATTATGCCAGAAGAAATTAAAGATGCACTCGTAACCGTTGAAGATCGTGTAACGGCGATTGAATTGCGGAATGCGGTCAATGAACTCGGCTTAGAGATTCCCACCGAAGCAACTGCCACTCAAATGGTACGGCTGCTGGTGGAAAAAGTAAGGACGTTGGTCCCGCAAGCCAAAGTTGGAGTGGAATTACGCGCCCGACTTGTCGAAGAAGCCATTAAAGAGGGCATTCGCGCTTTGGGCGATAAATTCGACGCTGAAAAGCAACGCGCTCTGCTCACTCAACTGGACGTTGAAAACGTGGACACGATGCGTGAGGCCTGGGCTGGAATCGCGGCGGTGAATTTCAAACCAGGCCGTGAAACAACCGATGCATTGGATAGCAAGCGCGAAGTTGCTGGCCCGCCGGCTACGAACTTTCTTTCAGACGCCGCTTTTGGTGGCTAATAACCGCCGCACTAGCGGCTTTTCAGGAGTGTAAAATTATGGCTAGAGATGCAGTTGGTTTTAGCAGAATCCAGGCTCGTGACATTACTTTCGCGCATGACGGTTCCATTGTGTATGCCAGCACCGCAGCGAATGGCTCAGTCTCAGTAGGCAAAGCCGTCAAAATGGTGGCCGCCGGGCAAGTTGGTTTAGCCACCGATGGCGCAGATGTTGTCGGAGAACTGGTTATAGTAGAGGACGATGGCTTTTGCCTTGTCCAAAACACAGGGGTCGCGAACTTGCCTTCGGCTGGCACAATCACTTTTGGCACCAAGATTGTCGGTGCGGTTGGCGGGAAAATCCGCAGCGTGGTCGCGGCTACTTTGGCGGATGTGGCCGCCGGGCGCGGGCGTGTTCTTGATGCGTCTGACGTAGATAACGTCAAAGTTTTGCTGGATTAACTACCGGCTTTGGTTAGCCTCACCTGTGGAGGCTTTAACAACCTTCTTTAAGAGAGGATATTATGAAAAATCAAAGATTTGCCAAAGCTGAAAAGGTGCGCACTGAGTTGGCTACGGAAGGTAGCACGCCGGAATTGCGGGCCACGGCTTTGCTGAACTCGTTTGCGGACAAAGAGAGGGCTTTGCAGCATCAAGAAAATGCATATGCCAGCGGGCAAAACCTATCGTCTTATTTGACAAATGTGCTTCGCGCCCCAGGGGAGCAGCGTGACGGTTTCACTCAACTAATGCGTGCCGCTGGCGTTATCGTTCGTTCTGTTCCCGACCAAGACATCATGGCTGACCGGCTTGGCGACGTGCATGACATTCCTGGCGTCCGTGCTTTGCTACCGGAATTGTTTGCACGTTTCTGGCGCAATGTTTCGCAGATTCGGGCTGGGGCTTACACCTCCACCGACCATCTGCCTGGCACGATGCTCAATCAGTTTGAGTATGCAAATACTTTGCGTGCGCCACAAATCGCGGCTGCCATTCCTCTAACCGAATTAGTGGGCATGACGGTTGGTATCAATGCCAACATCTACAAACCCTACTATATGACGGATGTGGTGGATCAACAGCAAATGAAGCGTGTGGCAGAGGGCGGGGAGATCCCGCGTGCCAAATTGACCGGCGGCGAACACACGATTCAGCTTCACAAATATGGTCGGGCGTTGGAAGCGTCGTATGAGATGCTTCGCAAAATGACCTTTGACCAAATCGCCTTTTACATTGCCCGGCTTGCCGTACAAACCGAGAAGGATAAAGTGGTTAAGGCCATGAATACCCTGATTAACGGCGATGGCAATGCGAACACGGCGGCGACGGTTTATACCTTGACATCTTTGGATGCAGCGGCAGTTGCCGGCACGCTCACGGTGCGCGGTTGGTTCGCTTACAAGATGAAGTGGGAAACCCCGTATATGCTGACGACGATTTTGGCTCAGGATGCCAGTGTTCTGTCCTTACTATTGCTGAATGTGGGTAGTGCGAACGTTCCTCTCAGTGCGCTTGGTACAATTCTCAGTCAACAACAATTGACCCCCATCAACCCAGGTTTGGCTGATGGCGTCAAATACGGTTGGTTGTCGGATGCGCCGGCTCTGAGATTCGTCGGTTTTGACAAGCGTTTTGCTTTGGAGCGTGTCTTTGAAATCGGTTCAAACATTTCAGAGATGGCTCGTTGGATTGACCGTCAAGTGGAATTGTTCACTATGACAGAAACCGAAGGCTACGACATCTTTGACCAAAAGGCGACGAAGATTCTCAATATCAACGCTTAATCACTTACCAATTCGGCGGGGGAAAGCCCCCGCCTTAACCCCTAGGATCTTGCAATGGCACCTAAACGTACAGATACAATTTTCGTAAAATCGCTTTTGAAACCTACCAAGGATGGCGGTGAATTACTAGCGATTTTTGACAAAGATGACAGACATCCGAGCGGCGAATGCTTTATTGCCGGGCCTGGCGTGCATGAGGTTTTTCCCTCTCCCCAAGTGAGTGCCGCGATTACTGCCGGCAAGTTAGCCCAAGTTAGGCTGAGAGATGCAAAAGACGACTCTGAGGGGGTCAAATAAATGCCAGCCGTTGAAATCATCTCAGGGGATTACCCGAGTATCCGGGCCGCGATTGATATTTCTCTTGATGCCAATTCTTTGCCCGATGCGGTTATTGGGTTAGATATTTACGCTACTGCTGCTGCACAGTGGATAGCCGCTGAGACAACGGAAACTGGCACAGAGGCACATCTCGCAGCCGTTCTTTATTGTGCTTATCTTATTGCTCCCCAAGTGCCTGCCTTGATGCGGGAACGCATGGCGGGCGGTGAATACTGGCAGCAACCGTTTGATTATGTGGACTTGGCGGGAAGGCTTCTGCAACGTGCCTATCAGCAACTTGCTTTAGCGCAAGCCCTTGTAACGCCCGCTGCTGACGCCTCAGAGCAACCTACAATGTTTGCGCTAGGAACTGCTCCCCCGAATCCATATCGTTATGACTACTAGGCTTAATTGGTTACGACAACGACGCTTAGGACTTAGTGGCTCTTTGACACTCTTTAAGAAAAATTCTGCTACTCAATATGGTGCTTTAGTCGCAAATGCTGACAGCGGCTTTTTTATTGGTCGGGAACGTGATGTGGATACGGGCGAATTGGAAGTATTTCTCACAATTGATGAGACTTCTACGTTGACTCAGGCGGCTATTAAATTAGCCATCGGCTGTGATGTTTGTGATGGAAGTAGAACTACACGCTATAAAATTAAGAATAAAACGCCGCCTACTGATGGCAGCCGCCGATGGGTACTGACCTTAATTGCCAATCAAACTGATACAACTGCAATCGTATGATTATTGAAATCCAAGTCGAGCAAACAGTTTATTTTGATGTCGGCCTATTGACCGCATTGACTAGGAAATTGGCTGTGGATATTGCAGATGAGTTAGCGCGTCAAGTAAAATTGGCTCTTATTAGGGTGAAGGCCGTAGCAACCGGCAAAACGCTTCAAAGTGTGCGCCGTGAAGAATTGCTGTCAAGTCCATCCCGTATTGAATTTCGGCAGAATGTCTTAGCGCGGGATGTCTGGAAAGAAATTCAAGGTGGACGTAGCCCGGGGCGCTTGCCACTTGAGTCTGAGATGCGGGAATGGTTTTTGGCTTTGAACATTCCGAGAGGGGCATGGTTCCCGATACGACGGGCGATTCAGCGAAAGGGTATTAAACCTCGTGATATTGTGGGCTTAACGCTGAAAAATAGCCAAACCCGAATTAAGAATTTGCTTGAGATTTACGCCCGTCAGGTGGCTGCACAATTGGTTAAGGTGAAGAAGTAATGCCGATAACAGTACCCACATTGACCGGCACGACATGGCTGGAAGTACAGCAAGCCTTAGCCAATTGTATTAGTGCTGCCGCCCCAGATGCAGAAGTTCTTAATGAGTGGAAACAGGGTTTTACTTTAGATGATGCTGCTACGTTATTTCGCCCACAATCTGGTGTAGATGCTGGCAAGTTGCACGGTTGGATGATTGGTTTATCTTCCAGCGTTCTCTATCGTGGTGTTAATGGTCAAGTGCCAGTAATAGGTGGTTTAGAATACGATTTCTGGCAAGTCTATGATGTGTGGGGTTTCTTTGGTTTGGATTGGGCAACATCTTGGAGTAAAGCCTTTATTGAATGCCGGTTAGTTGCTGCCACACTATTCCAGAATAAGCGCGTATTCGGGTTGGCAGATGCCAGTAAAGTTAAAGAGTTTGACCCGCTTGAGTTTTTTAGTTACACCGAGCACGGTGATGGCGAATCTTCGATGATGTTGGTGGCTCAAGGCCAATGTCGGGTTCGATACAGTGAGTTTATCACTTAGGAGAATATCATGGCTGACAGTTTAGTTAGTGAAACATTACTGGCGTTCAGTACCGCGCCGGAAGCCTCATTCAATACGAATCCCGTATTAGCGAATCTTTTTACGTCTTACTTGACTCGTTCGCGTGGATTCTATATCGAAAATAATGAATCCACGGATGATTTAGGGGCTATTGGCGGCGGGAGTGTGTATCCTTCCATCGTGAGAAATGGCTTTCGTGAAGCAACTGCTATTCAATGCCAGGATAAAGTGAACGTGAGTACGTTCGCTACGCTTTTGCGGCGACTTTTGGGAACGGCTGACCCGACTCCATCCGGCGGTGATATTGTAGAGGCCAGTAAAGCCTTTCGGCACACCTTTAAGGAGTTGACGAATACAACCCGTCAATTGCCAAGCAGTTCATTTATCTCAATCAATAATGGCGCGGATAGGATTTTCTGCGGCGTGGTTGGGAATAGCGTAACGATTTCACAGACTGGCGCAGAAGACCCGACGTTTGATATGGCTCTGAATGCCTCTGGTTTAACGAAGGATATTTCCGCTGTTTATCCTAGTTTTGGTGCTTTGGCTGCCCCCGCAGCACGTTCTGAAATGTACGGCCCTGATACTCAATGTTCTTACACTGATGGGGCGGGCACATTATCCTTAACTGCGGCAAGGCGGTTGCGTTCGTTCTCGTGGACGCACAACAATAATCTTGATACGGGCGACAGACGTGCCGGCGCAAGCCCGATAAACGCGGCTTGCCCAACAGATGGTTGGTATCTGGATTATTTGTTACACAATGACCAAACCGAGTCTTGCACGATTCGCGTACAACATGATGGCAATTTGCGTGAGCATGGACTTTCGTTAGCCAAAACTGCTGTAACGGATCTCTTTTTCTTGCTGCGCGGAGATTGTATCCCGACGACGGCGGCTGATAACCGTTACAGTGTGAAAATCAAAATCCCCAAATGCTATTTCAGCAATGCGCGTCCTGTGGAAGACAATAATAACGCGGCTTTGGACTTTGATATTATTCCTGTGGCCGATGGTTCGAGCTACAAAGGTGCTTCGATTGTCGAGGTTATCAATGGCGTGGCAACCGCAATGGCATAACTATTGGGTTTGGCATTATTTCCGTTGTACTTCCGGGGGGTGTATATGGTAAAAGGGTAGGTGAAGGGCAACCTTCACCTACTTTTTTTTGTATGAGGAGAGAATATGCCAGACGAAACAACCGCAACAGTGACCCCACCAGCCACTAAGAAGGGTATAATTATTGCTACCCCCGAAGTACAGCAACACACTGAACCCGCGCCACCGACGAACCCTGATTATGACGGTGAAGGCCATCTAACCAACGAAAAGCTACATGCTGCGAATCAAGCGGCCCGTGAAGCAATTCTGAATTTGACAACTTAACTCGAAGGAGAGTTTATGAGAACGTTGCCATTGTACCACTTAGACCAATTAGAGCTAGAAATACCGATTAAAGAATCAGGCCAGACGTACATTTACAAATTACGCCGGCCTACAATGCGGGATGAGTTGGAAACGGAAAGATTAAGCCAGACCGTGAAGGTTACTCATCCTAAGAATAAAGCCGGAGAGACAGGCATTGAAATCAAGACTGACCAGACGCGGGCCTATATTGCCTACGCCAAGCGATTGATTCAGTCTGTGCAAGGTTTCTCAATAGAACCAAGTCAGACCAGTGATGATGGATTTTTGGATGTATCCCTACCATCTATTCTCCCAAGTGGAGATAGTCCGGGAAAGACTATTTTAGATATGCTGCCGGTGCATCATATTCGCGCCGTGGGTGAACAAGTCTTTGGTGGGGAAATCAAAGTAATTGAACCGTTTGACGGGAAAGTTGTGCGTTGCCTTACGGGACAAAATCTCATAGGTCTGGAATGGTTAATTAAAGACACAGTGATTGATGAGGAAACCGAAGATGATGTAAATGACCCGGATGCTGGTCTGGCTCATCGTGTGGTGTTTCTTTTCAAAGACCCGACTGCGCGGGCTATGCGTTTGTGGGAAACGAATGCCTTCAACAAAATCAATTATGTGGGCAAAGATAATAAGGTCACGGAAACATCGTCTTATAATTTGCCCGCAATTTACGAGTTGGCGAAAACTTGTGTTCACGGCATTGGCGGGGCCTGTATTGGCGGGCGCGAGGTTGACTTGCAAGAGCATCCCGAAGATTGGGAATGGATTCCTCATCGTATCCAAAAGAGCATTGTGGCAATCTTTTTCAATCATATTGTGAACGAATTGGGAAACTAACAAAGGACTTTGAGGCGTGGGCTTACGAACGTCTCAAGTCAGTTGCTAAACTTAGTAATGGGCAGTCTTGTGTAGGTGAAGAGGTTTGCGTAAGCGATCCAGTGTTGGGGCCAGTAAAAAGAAAACTGGGCGCAACATTGGAAAGCCATTGTAAACCTAAAGGCTGTCCGTTATATTTCACCAAAGAAGGTTCTACCCCCCTAGAGTTTGAGGCGGCTTTCGCTTCTTCGGTTCGGATTCGTGAGCGTCGTATGGCTGGTATTTTACGCCGGGCTGATTACGATACTGCGTTTGCAGAAGAGACGTACTTGGCGGCTGAAAGGGTGAGGCGCAAAGTACAAGCGGAGATGCAAGAAGAAGCAACATCGGACACTAAGAAAACAAAGCCAATGGATGTCGAAGCCGCAAAACTAAACGACCCCCACAAGCGATTTGCTTTCTTGCATGACTCTCCGAGTCAGGGTTAAATGAATCAAAGCGTTATCATTAACATTTTGTTGAAAGCCGACCAGACCCAAGCGGGCGCGGCGGCTTTCAATAATGTCTTGAAAGAGGTGGTCAAGTCCGCGCAGAAAGCGGGCCGTGACATAAAAGAGGCTCTAAATCAGGCATTCGGGGCCAGCAATCTCCAGGGTATATCCGCGCAAGCCAAACTACTCCAATCTCTGGCTAATCTCACTAATGCGCAAGCTAAACAAGAAGCCCAACAAAGTAGGCTTAAACACGCTCAGACTGTCGCTCAGGGCAAAATCGAGCTAGAGCAAGTCAAACAACTCAATAGAGAGAAACAACGTGCGGCTGTGGCTGGCAGTCCGGCGGGTGTAGCGCGTTCTGTGGCGGCGGCCTCTAATGCCGAGGCCGCCGCCCTCAGAGTTCTTACGGTGGAAAAGAATCGGGATGCTGCTGCTTCCCGCGCTCAAGCGGCTGCTTCGACGGCTCAGGCTGCTGCTGCCAGGGCTGCTGCCGCTCAAGCTAGAAGCACCGCCAGCATCAATCGGACGACTAATTCTACAAGCAATGCACCGCCCTCATCTTCTAATGCCGGCTCAGGTGGTTTTCTTAGCACAGTTGTTGGTGGGAATTTGGCTGCTAATCTTGCAGCCAAAGCTATTAGTTTCGTAACACAGAATTTGCAAGATGGTGCGACTGCTGTTTTTAATTATTCTGCTGCTCTGGAAGTCAATAGAGTGGCTTTCACTCGTTTATTAGGGTTGGCTGACGATGCTAATAAGACTCTGGAATTTACTCAAAGTTTGACGGCTCAAACTGGCCTTTCATTTGAAGATGCAGCACGCAGAATACTGAATACGGGTGAGGCTTTAGATGATACTTTGCCGCTTATTGAGGCATTAGGGAAAGCTATTGTAGGGGCTGGGAAAGGTCAAGCGGAACTTAACCGGATTGCCTTAGCCATTGAACAGATTATTTCTGCTCAAAGGTTGTTGGGCCAAGACGCGAATCAGTTAAAAGAGTTAGGTTTTAATGCTTACAAAATTGTTGGGGATGAGATTGGCAAAACGTCCGCGGAAGTCAGAAATCTGGCTCAACAGGGTAAAATCAGTAGTGACGTTTTCATTAACGCTTTTGAGAAATTCATCAACAACAAATACGCCAGCGCGTATGAAGACCAACTTAAATCTTTTAGTGGCAGTCTGGTTATTATTCAAGGGCGTCTTACTCAATTATTAAGCAATGATACCGGAATTATTTTTGAGGCGATTTCTAAAGGTTCTCAAGCGGCTGCAAGAGATATTCAGCAAACCGATAGTGCGTTGGTGGGTTTGATTGCCATTTTGGGCGGCGCGATTGTCGCTTTTCGTGAGTATCAGAGAAGCGCAGGGCAGAGCATAACGAATAGTTTAGTGGGCGGGTTCAGCGATTTATTTGCCGCCGGGCCTGATAATTTATTAGTTCAGTTGGGGATTACTTCCGCTGGCAATGAAGCCATCAAAGAGCAGGCCGGCTTAATTGACACACTAAGTCAAAGCATCAGTGATTTGATTACGGAAATTCCTTTAATCGGCGCGGCTTATGCCGGTGTGCAGCAATATGTCAAGACCATTTTTATTGGTTTATTTGGTGTTGGCGGTGACCCTTCTGGTATCAATGACCCGGCGCAACTCAAGCAGATTCAAAATTTAGAGGCCAGAGTAAAGGCTTATACAAAAGCGCAGTTGGATAAAAAAGCCAATGCGGACGCAGCCAGCATAAAAGAATTAGACGATATTTTGCGTGACTTGAATTTACGCATTCAGTTTTTCGGTGACGATTCTCAAGTGGCGGCAACTAAACAGGATTTGTTGCGCCATAGCATAGACTTGAATACAGATGCAGGGGCGCAGAATGCAGTAGCCTTAGCCGCTCAATTAGATGCCTTAAAGGAAAGTTCATTAGCGGCTGAAACACTCAAGAAAGCGCAAGAAGGTTTGAAAGCAGCAAAACTGGAGTTAAGAGATGTCAGTAATTATGGTCAATTAACCGAACTGAGATTAGAAACCGAGCAAGTCCAGCAAGAAACTAAATACCTCTATGACCAAATCAAGGCGCGTCAGGAATTGGACGATATTCAGACGGGCGGGGGGTTAATTGGTTTGCGTCTTGAAACTGAACAACTACAAGAAGTTGTTAATTTGTCTTATAGCAGAGTGAAAGCGGTTCGTGAATTAGCTGCATTGAAGAAACAAACTGGCCCTACAACGCTCAAGTTAGAGACTGACGAATTAACGCAACAAGTTTCACTTACCTATAATTTATTGACTGCTAAACGGCGGTTAGCTGATGTCAAGGCATTTGGGCCGCTAACTCAATTAGACTTAGAAAACCAGAAGATCCAAGACCAATTAAATCTCTATACTTCGATTCGGACGCTGCGCCAACAATTATCTTTGCCACAAAACTTTACGATTACGAATGGGCAAATCGGGCAAGAAGGGCAAAAGCTTCAATTGGATGAATTAGTGAATCTTCGGCAAGAGATTTTTGCGGGCTATAAAGATACAGTTTTGCAGTTGAATGAAATCAATGACCAAACTAGGTTGTATGTATCCGGCACAGAAAAGTTGAATCGTAATTTAGAGAGATTTCTCCAATTGCGAAAGGCGCAAGGCGGCTCAGGGGTGTTCAGTCTGGATGAACAGAGTGCGGTTACCCGCGCAAGACAGGCGGCGTCGCAGATAGACTCTGCGACGTATGATAGCAAACAGTTGTTGAATATAAGGGATTTGACTGATGCTTCTAATCGTTTATTAAACGTAAGAATACAGTTTGGGCGAACTGAGGCCGCATATCGCGGGCAGATTCGGGAAACACTTACAGTTGAGCAAGAGATTTATGATTTACGCAAAGCCGGACAATTGATTGGAATTGATGATAAGACTGCAAAAATCAATATCAATGCCCGTCGAACTAATGAATTTTATTTAGAGCAAGAAAGGCAAACAGCTAAGTTGATAGTAGATTTTGCCGAACAAGCCAGACAGACACAACGCGAGTTAGCGATTTTCGGCAAGGGCTTCGATGAACCGACAAAAGCTATTTTAGCTTTTATTGCTGCTTTAGAAGATATTCCGGTATTAAAATTAAATGTCGGTGATTTATCTGCATTGAAGACTCTATTGGGCGAATTGCCGAAAGATAAAAGTCTGGTAAATCCTAAAATTAGTCAGTCGTTTATCAATCAAAGGGATTTCCTGGCAAATCCACCGAAAACGCACATTTCTGACTATGTACTAGGACCACAACGTGCAGATATCGGTACTACTTTTTCAGGTACTCGTCCTATTGAAGAGACTTTCGGAAATAATGTTTACCGGGCTTTGCAAAAAGTTGTTCCTGATTTTGATACACTTCCGAACAACGTAAAGATTGCGGAAACCATCGCAACGGCTTTCCTTAACGCAGCTAAGGCCGCCGAGAATCTAAATCCTGTTTTGCAAGAGTCGGCATCTTTGGTTGAACAGTTGAGAGTTAGCACTGAGGAATATGCGGTAGTTAGTGAAAATGCCGCATTGCGTTATAAACTAGCTTATCAAAAAGCCTACAACGAAGTTGTCTTAGCCGACCAGTACGCCCGCGAACAGCAAATCGCTTCTCAAGTAAAACTTGCCGATGCTCAAGTTTTCCATGCCGACCAAGCTAATGCGAAAGTGTTGGATTTCCTTGCCAGCCAAAAGACTCTAACCGATGTAATCGCAGATACACAAATCGGGGTTATCAAGACTGTCTATGACACGATTGATTCAGGTTTGGGCAAACTGACTCAACATCTCAAGATTGCGGGCGATTTGGTCAAAGAGTTGCTTTCGGGCTTCATTAAGTTGGCCTTGAATAAATACTTCCAACAATTCTTTGGCGGCGGTGGTCAAGACGGCGGTGGCAGTCAAGGCGGCGGTGGTGTAGGTTCGACAATCTTTGGAAATCTAATTCCTGGTTTGGGCGGTGGTCGTGGAATAGGGCCAGGCGGCACGCCATATTTCAACCCTAATGCCGGCACAAACTTTGCTTATGCCGACGGCGGTGGTTTGGCGCCTCTTGCGCCGTTTATCAATACCGGCGGCCTTCGTATAAGCAATCCAGATCTTCCCATCACAACGACATTGCCAGGGCCGCAAGGCACTCTAATCGGCACAACGGCGACGGGTGGAATCATTCCTGGAATTGGTAGCGCGGCGGGAAGCGCAGGTAGTTTGGCATCTTTGTTTAAGGGCTTTGGTTTTAATAAGAAGCCCGGGAGCGGTGGCGCATTGTCCGGCTTAGCTCCTCTGCTTGGCGCATCTCTCGGCAGTGGCTTAGGCGGTGGGTCCCGTCTTGGTCAATTGCTTGGCGGCATTGGTGGGGCGGCTGTGGGTATAGGTGCGGTGGCTGCACCGGCTTTCCTTAGTGCTGGCATATTCGCACCAGGCATTGCCGGTGTTGGTGGCGGGGCATTAGGCGGCTTAGGTTCGGCGGCTACTGCATTATTCTCTAATCCCTTTACGATTGCGGCGGGTGCTGCGTTATTGGTCGGAGCGATTCTCTTAGGGAGAAATTCGGCTCGTCGTGCGGCTGAAAAACAAAGCACTACTATTCGTACCGATGCTAAGGGCAAACTTCAAGATATTCTTTCTCAAGTAAAACGGGGTCAGTTGCCTACGGCTTCTGCTATTCAACAGGCAAATGCGATTCGGGCTTCCTACTTAGATGAAGTGGGTAAAATCAAAGACAAGAAAACGCGCAACATTGGACTGGCTTTGGTGCGTGAGTTAGATGCAATTATCGCGCAAATTAAAACTGAGGGCGCACGCCAAGACCAAGCCCGCGAATTAGATAAAATCATTGTGCCGACCTTTGCGACGGGCGGCTCAGCTAACTTCCAACGCTATAATGGCCTGGTTGGTGACAGAGGGTTAGGGGCTGGTGATGTGATTCCGGCTTTTATCAATCGGACTGAAACGGTAATTAACGCGGCACAGCGTGACCGTTTAGGTGGCAAAGAGGCGATGCGTCGAGCGGGCGTGCCGGGTTATGGCACAGTTGCGGCTCCGCCGGCGTACCCCACTCCGGCATTAGCATCGGGGGGCAATTTCTCTAGCGGCATAGAGAATAGTGGTTTTAGTAATTTCATGGCGGTTATCGTAGCTGACGAGCAAACCGCAGATGATTTCGTGGCCCGTGCCCAGCCAGGCACATTTGCCAAGAAAATTGTTTTAGCCAAACGTGACGACCCGGGCTTTGTAGATAGATTATTTGGTTAGGCTTTATTTGTCTGATACAGGCGTTCTGCGCGTCTTTTATCTGTTAGTTGACTAACGCCCTGTTTTGTTGTAACAACAAAGCAGGGCAAAGCCTTATAAGCGAATGCGAACATTATACCCGGACATGAGTACTGCGAAGGATGCTTTACTGCGAAATGAAGCGGTAAAGTCTCAGATTGCGGTTGAGATTACTTTGCAAGATAATTCTGTTTTCTATTGGGGCACGGCTGACTTCGTGCTTGACTTTATCAACAATAACGGCGATAAGGTAGAATTTAACCAGACTATTATATCTAAGTTGCGACAAGTGCCGGAAATCCGGTTTGCTTTAACGACAGTTTTGGATGGGGGACGCTTCACTTTTGAAAATCTTGATTATGCGATTTCTCAAACTCTAGGTAGCGAGGGTTACGCTTATGCCAGGGCTAAGGTAAGAATCTTTTACTGTATGCTCTTAGCCAATGCTTGGTATGGAGAGTTGATTTTCGTTGGGAAGTTGCGGGATGCTAACGCTAATAGCACAGTTGCGGAATTCGGGGTTGTATCGGATTTAGCTGACGTGAAAGCCTTAGTTGCAAACCGCCAATTAACTCAGAAATGTTTGGCGGTATTGGGTGATGACCGTTGCGGCTTAGCTGGCATAGGCCCAGGTGATGTTTGCACTAAAGTATTTGACGACCCGGTGGGCGGTTGTCTATTTTGGGGCAATCAAGCCCGCTTTTGGGGGGTGCCTTTTATTACAGCCGAACAACTTGGTATTGGAACGACTGGTGGTGGTTCGGGCTGGATTGAGCCTGGCGGTGGTGGTCGCCATTGTTGTGACCCCTCTCATTTTGTCAAGACACCGACGGGCTATGCTGTGCTTGGAGAATTACAGCCAGGCGACGCTATCATTGACCATCTAGGTCAAATTACTTTAGTCACTAAAACTGAGCGTCCATTAGCCCCGCGCAGGTACTTTCTTAAAACTGCCAATGGTTTGCAGATTGTCTGCTCCCCAAGCCATCCTGTCTATCTTCGGATTAAGGTTAATGAGGGATGGCAGGAGAAGGGCGAAATGTCTGTTTTGAACTTAGGTAAGTATCCCGACGGGGAGATTTTGACCCACAACGGACGACATGTTGAATGGGCTACTTTCCAAATTGGCATTAGCAATCCAGGGCCAGTTATTGCTTTAAGCCTGGAGCATGAGCGTTTATATTTAGTTAATTCTGTTCCTGAGCAGGGTGGAATTGTTTCCCACAATAAAGATGGCATCTTCTGGGAAGCCAGTCTTTGAGGTTAATTACAGTGCCGTTCGTACTTCGTGATCCCGACTCGACAGAGAACCCAACCGCTCCGCGCCTATACGGTAAAGGAATTACGGCGGGTCGCGTGGCTTATTATCGGGCAAATGCGAGTGGCGCAAGAACCGCATTTATTCTCATCTTGGCAGAAGGCGCACGGCGCGACGGGGATACAGGCTGTGAGGGCGTGGAGAGATTTATCTATGCCGGCTTCGAGTTACCGGAGTTTGCGACGGGCGGGGGGCGCAATTGGAAATTCCATCCCGGCACAATGACAAGCCTGAACGTCAGAAAACCTTGCACGGCTGCTGCTGCTACAAATATATTTACTTCTACGGCTCATGGTTACGCCAACGACACTGAGATTGCTTTTTTTCCTTACGGCTCTACTCCGGGTTTGCCTGGTCAGATTGTTGCTCATACTAAGTATTATGTCATAAATCAAACCACTAATACTTTCCAGCTTGCCTATACGGTTGGCGGCTCTGCGATAGATATTGCTTCCGATGGTATTACATTTAGTGTCTATAAAGCAGATACCGGCTTCTTTGACCCACTGCAAGGCAGACCGGAACTAATACCGGATTTACAATTCACATTTTCCGGGATTTGCTATATTGAGGTGTTATTGCCCGAAGATTTGTCGGACGGAGATAACGAGCCTGACCGTTCCAAAGTGGTAATGAAGGGCAAACAAGTCCAGGCTTACGAGTGGACTGGTGACGAGTTAGCACCCGTTGGTTCGCCCGCCTATTCAATCAATAACGCATGGGTTTTGGCAGACATGGCTATCAATGATGGCAATGTCAATCTGCAAAGATTTAACCAGAGTCTAATTACTTATTTTGAACGATGCGCGGGCCTAATTGATTGGAGCGGTGGCAATCAATTACCGAATTTTACCAACTTTCCTACCCTGACAAATATAAACCCTGATGCTTATACCAGAAGTTTAACCAAGACCAGTGCCGGTGTATCGTGGAATGGATTGGCTGCAACCGAGGTCTTGCCTTCTGGTTTAAGAGACTTTTCTATCGAAGGTAAACTCAATAATGGGGGGTGGCGATTAGGCTTTTACACTGCGGCAACTGGTGGGTGGAGTTTTGCTTTAGAGTTTTTTGCCGGTGAGATTACTCAAATAGACCAATACGGCGGACGTGAATTGATCGGTTATTATAGTGATTCAAGCCGGATTAAAGTTGCTGTGGAAAATACGGTAGCCAAAGGATATTTGGATGGTGCGCCACTTTTATTAGTTGGCACTTTTATTCTCAATGGCGGTCCTTATTATATTCGTCTTGAGTGCAGGAATTATGGTGCACGTCTCGAAGGGATTCTGGTAACGCCTGGGGGTTCAACCGGCACGCCTGCTCAGGTGGAACGCTATACGGCGCATATGGCGTTTATTCAACCCACTGCGTTGCCTGATGCGATTCAGGGCGTTTTTGATAGAAGCCCCGGTTGCGATTGGCAAGATGTTGGTGGGCAAATCAATATCCTCACGGATGTTAATAGAACACCGGTTCATACGTTCTTTTGCGACCCGACTAGCTCTGCTCAACGCTCTAATATAGTCAGAGATGGCTTTGAGATTGTCCGCAAGCCCCCCGACCAACGCCCTAACTATTTTCGCTATGGCTATCGCGATGATGCGGAGGCTTATCTATTGCGTAAGTATGGTTCAGTGGACAGACCTAGCTTGCGTGATGCCTTGGGTGGTCTATTAGTAGATGCAGGCTTGGTGCAGTTCGGTGTCATGTCGGCATCATTAGCAGAGCGCATCATGGAAACAAAGGCGCGTCTGCAATCTGATTTGGATATTCAGTACGACATAGAGGCGTTCATTGATTCCCTTCATGTAGCCAAGGGTGATTTTGTTTTTATCGTGGACCCGATTGCCGGTTACACAGAGAGTACGCCAGCCAAAGGTGTTGTCGTTGAAGAGGGCTTCAATTTCCCTTTAAGCGGGATAGATACCCGTAAATTCAAAATCAATGTCATTGCTAATGATTGGTATTCAGATACTTATCATGGCACAGTAAGGCCGGCTGTGCCTCCCCCTATAAATCCAGGCTTTTTTACTGCCCCGCCTTTTGTCGCTGATGTAGATTTAACTACGTCCGTGTTTGATTTACCAGATGCGTCGCGCCAGGTAGCAATCCAAGGATTAGTGACTTTCAATCCGGCGGCGGGCCAACGCGGGCGCGTCTGGTGGAAACGTCTTGGCTTAGGTAAGACCTTCACAGCAAATGCCACAAGCAATGGGATTACTTCGGCGGCTCATGGTTTTGTGAATACAGACAGGGTTGAGGTAGCTACGATTGCCGGAGTGTTGCCAGGTGGTTTGGCGGCTGACATTGGCTATTATGTAGTGAGCGCAACAACTAATACCTTGCAGTTATCGTTGACTTCGGGCGGGGCCGCGATTGATTTAACGAGTGCTGAAACCGGAGTTGTTAAATTATTTCCCCAAACTGCTTATCAGCAAGTAGAGAGTTTATTGTATCCTTCGCCGGATACACAACAGGCGGGTTTCGAAGTCCGTCCTGTCATTGGCGGCTGGCACCAATTCAAGGTAGTAACCGAACAATCCGCTTCGGGTATTTCGCAGCCATTTGCTTTACATCCCCGTTGGTATTTGGATGTAGTCTTTCAACCTTCGTCTTTTAATCTTGTGGACTGTGTATTGCTTCGTGATGTTGACGGTTTTGACCATGAAGGCATCGGCTTTTACTGGTGGGCGCAACCTGAAACACAGGATGGCCGCCTTTGGTTGGGAGCGAAGTTATTTGTTAATCGGAATGGCAGTTATCAGGAATTGGCGACGGTTACACAGCCTGGTAATAGTGGTACCGCGCTAAGCCCTCTACCAGATTGGCCTTATGATTCAGTTATAGATGATGTGTCAGAGTTATATGTGGATTTGCCTAGTAATGTAGTGCTTGAGAGTGTTACGGAAGCCCAAATGTTTGCCGGTAGAAATAAAGCATTACTCGGTAATGGATTGAATTTCGAGGTTATTCATTTTCAATCCGCAGTATTTCAATCTACTTCGGGTGGTTTTACTCGTTGGCGATTGCGCACCTTTTTACGGGGAGTAAGGGGCAGTGAGTTTGCTCTGAATAATCATGTTGCAGACGAAATTTTTATCCCTATTACTGATGCTGTGAAATTCATACCGTTTGATTTAACTCAACTCAATAACGAATTGACTTATAAGGCGGTGACTTTTGGCACGGATATTGTTGATGCCACTGAGCAAAATTTCACTTGGACTGGCGGGGCTGGCAAGCCATTAGGGCCTGCAATCGCTGGTCAGTGGGACGAGTTAGTAGAAGATTGTCTGATTACTTTGACTCCTAGGTTGCGGGTGGGCGGCACGACATTTACCTCAGGCTTTGCTACCCCACAAACAGAAAAGAGGTTATTTATTATGTTTACAGATGCAGTGCCTCCCCGAATACAGATGGTAACGCAGCGACGTGAGACACCAATGATTTTGGTTTCAAGTCCTATTGACGTGGGCCTGGTTTCTAAAGTGCCCATTAGCGCAGCTAATTCCAGTGCAAGAGTGACTTTCATAGATGATGGGACGGGTTTTGAGCATTCTGCGTATTTGCTCTTATTGCCCAATCCGAAGAGCCTGGCAGTTCAATGGGCTTTTAATATCAGCGTCATTAGTGGAACTGCTTATATTGAAGCGGCTGACACTGATGGTCTGAATATCTTGGCTTCTACTACTTGCGGGTCAACTTCGGTTATCGGAGTTCGTTTGGCTGTGGAAGATGGGATTGTTCGTTATTATTTAACCATAGATACTGCCAACGAAATGCTTTTTGCTGAATCGCCTATTTCTCCACGAGATTATGTCTTGTTGCGGGCAAGTATTCAAAATTCTCATATTGATTACAGCAATGCACGCCAAGTAAGTGGATTTTATGATTTTCTCTACACCGAAGAAATGAGGAACGCTGACGGTTTATCCGCAATCGGAGTCAATGAACTGCTCCTGGAAGCATGGGAAGACAGTGGACTTGTTGGACGCGGCTGGAGTAACGAGAAATTCGTTTAGGAGTGTGAACTATGGCGCGTGATGTAATTGTAAATTCTAATACTGAAAATCCTGCACAGGAAATCACAACCCGTTTATTGGACGTGGTATATCCAGGGGGTAGTGGGGCAGGAAGCCTTTCTACTACGGGTGGCACAACTACCAAACAACCCGAAGATGCCCCGAATAAACTTACGAATGTAACCGGCACACTAACCAGCAATGCGGTTCTGATTCTGACCCGTGATGCAGGTTCGCCGCTTGTCTTTGAAGTCCGTAACGCCACTAGCGGGGCATATACTCTTACTATTAAAGTGACTTCCGGTGGGACAGGTGTACCAGTTACAGCCGGGACGGTAGCGCGATTAGTAACGATAGATGGCACGAATCTGATAGATATAACTCCTTCCGTTGGTGGCGGCGCGATTAGCCCGACGCTAGCAGGTGACGGGGTGACAGATGATTTTGCGGCTTTGCAAACTGCATTGGACGCGGCGGGCGCGTCAACCGGACGGCGTGAGGTCTTGCTCAATAAAACTTCCGGCGGGTACAAACTCACGCAGCCGCTTTTGCTCAACATTGAAGGCCAGCAAGTGACCGGCCTGTATGATGCTCTCTACCGCTTGCCGCGCATCTACGGCGATTTCAAGGGGCCGTTGGTTGTTTGCGGAAAGCCTGGCGCAAATCTGGTCTATGAAGCCGCGCCAACCGGCGGCGGGCGGTGCGTGAACATTCCGATTACGGATAGATGGTTTAATTTCAACGACCTGGGGCTTAATCTCAATGGCCTGGCCACGTTTTCAGTCCGCGTGCAATGCCGCGCTACGGCTTACTCCAACGCGGTTGACGAATACTGTCAACTAACCGGCAGTGTGGGGGTGCGTTCAGAAAACCTCGCGAGCGCCGACGCCACGATGATTGGCAAAGCGTATCAAATCCTGGTTGACGGCGCGGGTAAGATGATTTTTTACCTTACCGTTGGCGGCGTGTTGAAAACTTTGACGGCGGGCGCGGGAACTTTTCCGTTGAACACCAATAACGAAGTGTTGCTCAGTTACGACGGCACAACCGTCAGAGCGTTCGTCAACGGCGCGGTAGTGGCCTCAACTTCCGCATCGGGAACAATCACGCAACGGTTTTGGGAAGACGTGATTTTAGGCCGTGAGCCGTTAAACTGCCCTGACACCTCTTTTGCGCGATATGCCCAAGCGGGCAAATACTGGAATTTTGAATTATCGAGCGTGGCGCGGGCCACGTCCGCTTACACGCCGTCTTTCGCGCCCAAGACGCCTGACAGCAATACTTTGGCGTTGGCAAACTTCGACAACACGGTAGCGAGCGGCTTTAGCGACGTGAGCCGCGCTCCGATTATTCGCGTCAAAATCGGCGCGTCGGGCCAGGGTTGGATTGTGGAGCGGTCAAGCGTGGACGCGAATTACACGCAAAGCGTCGGCTTGCGAAATTTGCTCTTGCAAAACGATAGCGGCCCCGCCTTGTTGATGCAGAATTGTCCGAACGCCGTCATTGACGAAGTGGCGGTCATTGGCAAAACCTACGCGGCGGCGTTTGCCGGGATTAAATACAGCACGCAGATTAAGTCTTTGCGGGCCACCAACGGCGCGGGCGCGAACGGCAAAATAGGCGTCTTGTTTTCCGGCGGGCCGGGTTCAGATGTCCGTGTGGGTCGGTTTGATATTGAAGGATTTGGCATCAATCTGATGGCTTTTGACGGGCCGGTGCAGGTTGACAAGTGCTTTCTCAACACCAGCCAGTACACGCTAACCGCGATAAATTGGATTGGCGGCGCGCCATCGTTTGGCGTTCTCCAAGTTGACAAAGAGCAAGCAGTAGCGGCGGGCTACACGCGGGAAAGTTTGGTCACGCTTTCCGGCATCCAGGCGTGCAATATGCCAGGGGCGCAGTTCAACGACGCAAATCCAGAAAACCACCCGCACGTTAAAATTGACTACCCGCGCCCTTACGCCGGTTTTTCCGCGCCGGGGGCCAGGTTCACCGGCGTTGGCGGCGATGCGGTTATCAGTATTCCCAACGGCGTGGGGGCAAGCGGAAAGTTGAGCGTAAATCTGGCAGGGGCGGTCAAGTTGTCGGATTCACTAAACGCGACGACTAAGCTTTGGGTAACCGAGGCTGACGCGCTCCAGGTGGCGACAGCCGGGGTGCTTTTAGTTGAAGCGACGGCGTATCAAGCCCGCTCTTTGCCGTCGCCCATCACAGCGACAGCCACGCGGAGCGACGCCTATGTGTTTGGCAAGCGTTTTCGCGTCAACGCAGCGTTATGCCTTAGAGGGTTTTGCCGTAAATTTCTAACCGGCAACGGCAATCGAGAAATGGGTTTGTGGGAAGGCGCGACGCTACTGCGAAACGCGACGATATTGGCAAGTGCGGCGTCAGATGCGGACGGGTTTAAGTCAGTGGCGGTTTCCCCTTATTGGTTATTGCCGGGCCATACCTACATCGTCGCCGGCCTGTGTCCGGCGGGTGAAAACCATTTAGAGTATTGGAATCAACCGGGCGTGCTTAACGGCTTGCTGAGGCAGACGGAATTTTGTTATAAGGCGTCCGGCACACTGGTTGTGCCGGACATCTTCGGGGGCAGTGGAATGGACTTTTACGACTCCGCCGGCTTTATGTTTACCCTGGTTTAACTTCTTGAGTTATGGCGCGTGACCGCAGATTATTATATTGCAGGTTAAAGCAATCATCATTTCCACTTTTGCCCCGAATGCAGTATAACTGTTCGCGTTGACAATCCTTTTGCAAACGGGAACGCAATGCCACCTGGTTTTACTGCACAAATAGAAAAAAAGAAGCCGGCTCGGTTCTCTTATATCAATACAGACGGCCATGAATTGCTTCATCTCCCACGTTCTATTTTGGTTGGATTGTTGGTTTTTATTGGCTTTCTTTGCAGTGTGCCGTTGTTAATATTAACCTCGCGTCAAAATTCTTTGAGTATTCAGGTTAGCGAATCCGAATCACGGCAACAAAAAGCATGGGATGATGTGAAGGCTTATCAGTCTGTTACATATGCACAATGCAAAGCAGCAGCAGCCTTAGCAGGTAAATCAACAGAGGAAGAAAAATAATGGCTTTTACTAGCTCAGTGTGTAAGATTTTGAAATGCGACGGGAATATTGTCATGTTAGTTGGCAAGAAAAACACAGCGGCGACCCCGTACCAAGTGGCTTATGGTTATCTATTAGACGCTTTGGGCAAGCAAACAAACCTAGCAGCGCAATTCGGGGAGTCTGTTAAAGTTTGGGACTCCGGCGAAGAGGCGGCAGCGGTGGCTTACGGCGTTTATTTGGTAGATGCTTTTGCATATCTGGCATTGAACAACCCGGACGCCGGATGGATCAATAACTTGATGAAAGATGTAAACTACTTCACGGATACATATTTGGCTGCATCCCTATAAGGCTGAACTCGGTGATAGAAACCAAGCAAACAGTAAATGGACGCACCTCGTACAGACCTGCAATGAGCGGAGAATTAGAAGTCGTCCACCGTTTTTCCCCTGAAACTATCCTTGGAGCCACCGTTGTTACGGTGGCTACCCTGGGGGCATTTTCTCGTTATCTGAATCAATATCTCAAAAGCGGTAAATTCTTCTGGCGTGAAATGATAGCTAATTACGTCGTCAGTATGTTTGCCGCTTTTATGTTTGCGTTATTTATTTATTCATTTTGGCCTGGCGTGCGCCCAACGGTGGTAATTTTAGCGGCCGGCACTGGCTCTTATTTTGGGGATAAAGCTATGATTACTATATTTGACTTCATCAAAACCCAGATGAAGATACAGCAAAAAGAAGAGGCCGTAACCCAAGCCAAGCCGAAGACCAGGGCAAAGAAAGTCACAATAGACACAGAAAACCATGAATAACCAGTATCTATTATTTGGTTTTTCGTATGGCGTTTGCGCTATTTTTTTGCTTTGGGCTATTCGGGGCGAACGGCGGCGATTGAAATTCCTTGCTACCGTGATGGCTTTAATGATTGCTGGAACCGGCGTCAAGTTATTTGAATTAGGGCCGTTCATAACTAACGTGGGGGTGTTTCCGGCGGCTGTTATTGTTGCGGGTAATACCTTGATTTATTTTCGTGAAGGGCGGTTGTCTGTAATTGATACAGTTCGTCTCATCTTTATCTCGCTAACTATTCGATTTCTTTTGGGTGGGATTCTCACTTTATGGCCTACGGTTTCAGGCAAGGAAGTGGCTGCCAATGCCGTGAATCTCATCAACCACCAGATTGTGATAATCAGTGTCGCTTCTTATACCGCCTTTGCTGCGTCTCAGGCAGTATTGATTTTGTTCCTTGATATTACCCACAAATGGAATTTAATGGGTCGAATTTTATCAACCTCTCTGATGGTTGAATTTATTGATAGCGTGGCTTTTTTTTCTATTGCTTTTGGGCGTGACTTGTCTTTTAACGAATTATTGATAATTATGCTTACGGGATTTGCGGTTAAGTTTCTTTTGGGTGTAGGCTTTGCGCCGATAGTTTGGTACGGTTCGGTTAAGCTAGAGGAAAACGGGCGTGAAAATATTTAGTCGGATAGTTTTGTTGCTTGCGCTGTCAGTTGCCGCCTCCGGGCAAACTAAGTTCGTTGGCGTCTTTGTCGGTTCTAACGTCACTTACCGTCACAGTGCGCCGCGCCCGGCTTTTGATGTTACGGCGATGGCGATGTGGTCTTTTAAGCCGCAAACTACCCTTCAAGTGCAAGGCATTTATCAACCGTTTAACCAGACTTTTATTTTGCGCGTTGGCGGGGATCTTAAACTTAAACGAAGTTGGTTTCGCTGGTAATAGACAACAAGGGTTTTTATAAAACTCACAATAGAGGTTCGATATGCAGAGAGAAAAAATCGAAGGTGTAGCTTGCGGAATGCCGTACTTGGCGGCGGGTAAAACAGCGGCCTCTTTTCGTGCTATTCGGGCCGAAGTGGAAACGGCGATAGGGTACGATTTCTTTGCTGTGTGTGGTGATATGGCTCGTGCTGCTAACTTCGTCTCAAGCAAGCCAGGCGTGGCTAACCGTTCGTGGCATAAGGCGCATAGAGCGGTTGACTACAATCAGGATTCACGCGACTACGTTTTGGTGTATGAACCAAAAGCCGACACGGTTTACTTTCGCACCTACCTGAGAATTAAACCAGGTGGAGAAGGTGGCCCTGGCGTGAATTTAGTAGCCCTCGAAAAACAGATTTACAGCACGGGACAGAGGCGCAATGTGCCGGCTCCGGCTGGATTTTGGTTTGACCTAACGGAGTGTTTTGAGCGGCACGGATGGGAACGGATTCCCGCCTGGCGTTCGTGGCGTTACGGCCTGGGCTATGCGTCCACGATGGAGTTTTGGCATTATCAGCACGACGAGGGTATGTCGTGGGCCGAAGCCATGGAGTGGCTCTCGGACGAAAAGATAACCGTTGCGGCTACTACCGCGACACGCGGGCGGCGTATTTTAGGTCGAAACGATAGAGGCCCTGACGTGCGGGAGTTGCAAGCCCGCCTTGCTGAATTGGGTTATTTGCCGCCACGGGAAGTGGATGGTGTCTTTGGTGAGCAAACCTATTTAGCTGTATCTTCATTCCAGCGCACAGGCAAACTCACATCTGATGGCGATGTAGGCCCGCAGACATGGGCTGCATTGCTGGACTCTCAGGCCCCGAATGCGCCTGAGTTAAGTTCCACCCCAACAACAACACCGGACGCGGTATCAGACGATCCGCCAGTTACTCCAACCTTAGAGGTTTTCCCCGCCACCAATCCGCCAGAGGCGAACACGCCGGGCGCGGCCTCCGCAACTAAGGCTACGCCCGCTATGTCCGGTGCTGGAACGGCATTGGCGGTTGCATCAAGCACAGAGGCGAAAACAGTAAACGCGCCGGCGGCGGCTGGGCTGGGGGGCAAAATCTGGACTTGGGTAAAAGGCACGACGGCGGGCTTGGGTGCCACCGCGCTACTGGCCCAAGCAACGGATAGCATCAACTTTATCAAGCAGTTAGGGTTGTCACCGACGATTTGGAAGTGGTTTTTCGTCGCTCTGGGTGCGATTGTGGTTTTGGGTGGCCTGGCGTACTTTATCCATGTCATTGTCAAAAAGATTCTGCACACGGCGACGTGCCTGTGGCAGATGTATATTCAAGCCCGCCCGGATTGGCATAATGTTGAGGTAGTGAAGCAATGACCTCGATTTGGGATAAGTGGCAGTGGCTAAAAGCCGACTTAGGGGAAATTATCCATTTCATTACTTAATATTATGAGCGATTCGATTCCAAATGTAATTTTTGCTGACACATTGCCTCTGGGTGGTTTGAAACAGTCTTGGCGTTGCACATCCTGTAATAAACAATTTGCGATGAATGCGCATCATGTTATTGAAGAATGTGCGCGGGCTATAGGACGCAGTTTAATCGAAGCGAAAGAGCGGATAATGGCTCTCGAATTGGAAAACGCTGAATTAAAAGCAGAGTTGAATCGTTTGGCTATTGTTTACGGAGCCGGGGTTGGTCAAATAGTGGAAAATTATCATCCAAGCCGCGATGATTTTGCCAATCACGATAGCGGGACAATGTAAATGGCGTTAAGCGTTTTGCCTACAAAGGTGGTTCATCGTGCCGGGGCATTAGAAAGCCCTGGCGAAACACCACTGCCCGGTTATATAGCTTCCGGTAATACAGGTACGGTTTCTTGGTCAGATGGTGGCGCGGGAGGCACATTTAGCCCAACTACGGGTTTGAATACAACTTACACGCCGGCCAATAAAACACGCGCTGTTACAGTGCGGGCGACAGATTCTCTTAATACTGTTAATACTGCCTTGCAGGTCTATGGTACATTCCCTTTGCAGCCTGTTATTGGCTATAATTTTGTAATTGACCAACTCACGCAAGTCAGTTATGACCGTGACGGGAAGCCGGTATTCAGGGAAGATGGGGATGAGACGCTAACTTTTGATAATCAATATCGCGCACGGACTCTCATTGATTATATGATTGCTCTGCAATTCTGGCGTGACCACAAGAAGGTAATTCAGTTCTACTATTACGAACCACAATTAGCTTGGATTAAGTTAGTAAGATTCAGTGCGCCATTAGGTAATCAGATGCAAATAATGAATGGGGTTAGTTTCCAAGCCCAATTTGTGGGGGATTTTTAATGCCGATAACGATGCAATTTCTTAAAAATTATTGGCGTGAGGGCGTAACAGTTTTGGTGATTGTTACGCTTCTTGGTTTGTCAACTTGTGGTGTGAAAAGATTTATACAATATCGCAATGATAAGGCAACAGCATCTTACCGGCAAGAAGTGAATGATTTAAAAACCCAAGCGGCGCAATCTAAAGCCATAGCTCAGGATGCGGTTTTAGAGAATAAGCAATTGCAGGGCCAGCTAATTGAGGAACGGCGTAACCGCGAAGCCGCTGAAAAGTTATTTAACGATAAGACGAAAACTGCTCAACAGAAACGAGAAGAATATGAAAAAATCAAAGCCAGTCCTATCCCTATTGCTAATGATGTTAATGGGCGTGGCAGCACCGATGAGCTTTGCCGCCGTGCGGCCCAACTTGATATTCAATGCGAGTAGCCAGAAAAAGACCGAAGTTGAGAAATTACGCTCTGCGTTGGCGCAAGCATTGGCTCGGATTGAGGAATTACAGCGCGAGAAACAAGCGGCTGAGGCGGCGTTGGCAGCCGATAAAGAGGCCATCGAAGCCGGGCAAGCGGCATTAGTGGCGGCTGGTAAAGAACGGGCTACGCTGGAATTGAGTATTAAATTGCTTGAGAAGGCAGTAGCAAATTATGAGTTAGTGGTTAAGAATTTGGATAGTGCTTTGAAGTTGGCAGAGGCACGAGTCGGGGAACTCGAAGGCAAGCTAGCCAAAGCGGAGCAAAGGCTGGAAGACGCCAATAAGCGAACTCTATATGCGCTTATTGGCGGCTTGGTGTTAGGTGTGTTTCTGGCTGGAAAAAGGTAGGATCACTAGGCCGGGTATTACGGTAGGGCGTATCGTTTTTTTTCTATCGATTTCTTCGGTGAGTTTCGTAATAAGAATAGATAAGCCTATCCACGGCTTCCATGAATATATCCACCAGGTAGTGAGTAACTTCTTTTATTGGATAATATACAGCACTACGATAAGTCCCCACTTTGAGTTTATGGCATAACTCAAACTCAATCGCATCTGCAAATCGCTCCGAGACTCGCACACAAATCCACATATCGTTGGGCAGTCGCCAATTTTTCAACATATTACTCCTTTAATCCCACAAAGCGGCTTGTTCTTTTTCCATAGGTTTCTGCACAGGGCTTGCGCTTTCGGTTAATTGATACAGGCTATGTTGCGGCACCAGATAATAGTCTGCATTCCGCATAATTTCCTCATAAACGCTCTTCCCTTGAAATGTATCCACTACTTCTCTTTCTTCTTGGTTCATCTCGGAGTAGCGTTTTTTTCCATACGCGGGTGGCAACCAATTCTTGCGCTGTGAACCAAAGATATTCAACTTCTCTAAGAGGCGTTTATCTTGAAAACGAATATGGGCTGTGCCTTTTTTGTAAAGCGTCACGGTGAAATACCGCAAATCAATGTTGTTGAACTTTTGGTTACCTTCTGCGGCCCATAACGCACCTTGGGTTAATTGTCGTGGGTTTATTTCATCAGCCGCGAGATAGTTAAAGACCTTGACCATATCGGCAAGTGTTTCGTGAAGGTAATAATCCACCTTTGTCTTGTCGTAGGCGTTATAGCCATTCATGGGGATGATTACCTTATCATTGATTTTATGAGCCTTATTGGTGGCCCATCCATTATAGTAATGAATGTTCCCTGACTCTTGCCGCCAGTGAAACTGGCAACTAAGGGTGTCGAATAACTCAAGAATGGCATCTTCAATCCCGCCATTGATTTTGGTGAAGAGGTCTTTTTCGAGTTCGCGGATATTAAATTCCGTGAAGTCAAAGCCAACCAAATCTCTTAGTTTGGCTTCCAGTTCCTTCAGGATATTGTTTGTATAGTTGCGCGAAAAGCGATTATCACGCAGCAAACAAGACCAATACTTCTGGCGCAATTTCTTGAGATAATCATTGACCAAGCCCGCGAGACTATCGGTTTGATAATCTCCAATTTTTAATTCAATGAGGGGTTTGGCATAAGACGGTTTTTCTTGGCCGGCCTTTTGCAGTTCATCCATGATGTAAGGCTTCAAGGCGGCCCACTCTTTAATAAGATTCACGCCCAAAGTCGCCTCTTGCTGGAAACAAGCCAGCAATCCACTTTTGAATCCGGCCAAGGCTATTCCTTCCGGCACTATCTCATTCAGTTTGATTTCTTCGGCTTCGCGCAAATTATTAAACAGAATAGAGACTTTCGGTTTGACCTCCACAGAGACGCGAATCAAAGCCACTTCGACATCTGTGGGCCGTTCGGCTTTAGAGAATGCGCCTTCGATAAATTCAATCTCTCCGCATAAGCGTTCGAGAGTTTGGGCTAACGCTTGGCGGGTTTGATTGCACGGGTTATAGAGTGTTTCCGCATTCACCAAGCAAATAAGTTGCCCGCCGTTTGCTTCTATCATCTGCAAGGCATGAGCCAGATGTTTCTCGCCGTCACTAAAAGGAAAATTAGCCACAAGCAGGTCATAGCGTTTGTGACTCTGAAAGGTCAGAAAATCATCATGGATGAGGTTGTATTCTTTGCCTTTTAGAATGAGTTGTAAATCCGGCTCAATCTCAATTACATCGAAGTTTAGCTTTGACCGATTGTAATAAGTGTTCTTGTGCCGGCGGGCCAAATAGTCACAGATGTCGCCTTTGCCCGCGCTTGGTTCTAAAATGTAAGAAAGGCGTCCGATTTCGACGCCTTCCAACATTTTCTCAATGAGTGGTTTTGGTGTTGGGTAAAAGTCTTTATTTAGCATGTTTGTTTTTCTCCTGAAGGGCCGCTATCTCTTGTTCTGCGTGTTGCTGTGTGTCCGTGCTTCCCACCAGGGAAAGCCGCAAATCATTAAGCCGCATGGCTAAATCTACATGGCTGGCCCGCAAGCGCAATAAGTCTGCTTTTTGCTCAGCGCAGGTATCCATGAATATCTTATTTTGAGTTCTCAGAACACGGTTGGCGATTATCAAATCCTCGGCCTTCAACCTGACAATTAAATAGGCGTTGTAGAGCACGATTGCGGCTATCAAGTAGATTAAAAGAAATATCAGGTAAATCATTCTTCCTCCTTAGTGAATCCCAATGGGGTGAAGATGACCGCATTGAAAGTCTCAAACTTGTTTCGCTCCCGTAAGCAAACTTGAGTGAAGTGATGGTAACGGCGAATCTGGCTGACGGTGTAAATCGGATTATCTTCCAGGCCGTTATTGAGGCGGCGTTTATTCATTTCTAGTTGCGCGGGGTCACGCTCTAAGGCATTCGCTTGCACACGGACGCCCACCTTGAGATTCTCGAAGATACTGCATTTGTCACAGCATGAGGTTTTAATAATGGGTTTTTGGTGTATTATTGACGGGAATGGTTTGGTTTCAACGGACCCACAGAATGTGCATTCAAAGGTCATTGTCGTCATTTCTTTGCTCATACTTCTCCTTTAGGTGTGTTTTGTTTGAATTGCCAGCCATCTTAACGCAGCAGCAATAATCTCCGCATGGCAAAAAATCTCCTTGACTGGCCTTTGTTCGCACTTTAGCTGCGTAACGTGGTGGCAACCTAATATCAATAATGAATTGCGGGCTATCTCTAACAAGTGTAAGAGTTCGGGATAGACCTGCTCATCTTTCTCTTTAATTTTCTGCCACAGCCACAACCGATAAAAATTGAAGTTGGGCCAGTCTTTGTTTTTCTTGGGGTCAAAGAACAGGTTTGCTAATGGGCTTGCCGTGTGTTGTTCATCATCCCTATTAACGTAAACTACTGGAATATCCGGCGTGCGGGTATCCACATTCACGATTGCTATGTTTAGTTTGGTCGGGTCCCGCCACTTGCGGCAACGCATACAGCGATAACCGCGGAGTCGCATTCTCTCCCCACAGCGAATGCAAGTAGGAGACTTGCATTCGCCGCAAAGGATTTCAGTGTGATTACCACAAAAGATGCAAGTTTTATCTTGCTGTGTCATTCATCACTTCTTCTTTCTTGCTAACAACTCTTGAGCATATTCAATCCACTCTTTTGCGGAATGTTGCACAAGCGTTTCCTGACCAGTTAAAAAGGCGGAAATGTCGTGAATCGCATCCCACCAACCGTGCATCTCGTTAATTTTCAAGGCTTCTATTCGCAATTTAGTGTAAAGATTGGTTAATAAAATCTTCTCATCTGATGTCATATTTCTCCTCACATGTTGGCAAATTTCTCAATCAACTGACAAGTGGCTAAAGCATCACTGTACGCAGAATGTTTGCCAGGGGCGATGGCTAAACGAGCGCACATCTGGTCGAGCTTAATGCGGCCTGTCCTGCCAAGAAGTTCAGGAAATCCGCTAATGCTGGCTTGCATCGCGCATTCCCACTTGGAAGTTTCAAAGACAGAAGAAAAGGTTTGATGGATTAGTCGGCGGTCAAATGGTGAGTTGTAGGCAATCAGTGTCCTAAATGAGAAAGTTTGCAGTAACGCGGTTTTTGCCACATCAACCGCTATTCCATTCCTCAAATCAGCATTTGTTAGGGCGTGAATGTGACAGGCTTTAATTGTTTTATCAGGATTTAGAAAACGGTCTTCTGGAAAGTCTGAACTGAATACGTCCATGACACAACCAAAAACGAGTCTTTGACTGCGCAGATTCAAGACAGCGATTTCTAAAACAATATCTTGTGAAGCGAAGCCCGTAGTCTCAGTGTCCAAGACTAAGGCATCTTCGGCATACATTCTCCTTGCCCAATCACGGCAAGTGGCTTTATGTGGTGCTAACATTTTCTTTCTCCTTTAGGTTTAGAAGGGCTGGCCTGGGTTAACAAGCCAGCCCTTGGTTAATGCGGTGTCGTTTCTAGCCCACATTCTGCAAGTGATTGATTCAACATGGGTTATCAGAAGGGAATATTATCGTCATCGTCCTCTTCTTCAACAACTCGCGATTGAAAAACCGGCGCATTCATCGGCGGCGCAGTACTACTCGCGGGGTTGTAGGCTGCATCGGCTTGATGGTCGCGTTCCGTTTGCGCGGCGCTGCACGCGGGGATCACAACGGCCTCAATCAACTTCTTGAAGAAGGCTTTTTGCGGACCGTAATCCTTCTTGCCGTCAAACTCATTGATGAGCGGCTCAGGACACTTTTCCATATTGTCTTTCTTGTATTTGAACGGCAGCGTTATGCCATTTTGGGACATGAGGAAGGCATTTTTTTTCTTGCCGTTGCCGTCCACGTCCTGCCACGCCATGAATTTCACTTCTTGGGTGAAGTCTATGCCTTCGGCTTGTTTGGCGAAAGTGGAAAAGGCCGGCGTGTTGGCTCCGATGTCAATGATGAACGTGGCTGTGCCGATGTCCACTTCCAGTTTGTAGCCGAGCATCCGAAACTCGTATTTTTGTTCTGTGTCATACCAGGCGATGGACTTCACATAGCCCTCAATGTAGTTATACATCTTCACATACTTGACGATTGTGGCCTTAGTGCGGGGATTTTCGACGGTAATTTGCTCAAATCCTTCGCGTGGTTGTTTTGATTCCTGACAAAAGCCACCGTTCTTGATGCTGACGTAAGTGACTTTGTTATCTCTGCTGTTTCCTGCGCTTCCCATTATGATTGTTCTCCTTTGGTTTTAGTCGTGGTTGATTTTGCTGGTTTAGTTGTTGGTTTTTCTACAACCGGCTTTGTGTTCCACAGGCCGTGCGCGGCTATATCTTTCATCTCTTCGTAACGCTGAAACGCGCCGATGATGATTTGTAGCCGTTTTTCATTGGCATTAGCTTCTTCCTTAGTAGCCGGAGTCAAGGCTTTGCGTTCCTTAAATTCAGCCACAAGTTTGGCGTAACCTTCGTGCTTAACCGTATCCAAGTCCCACGCCGCGAGACGCATGAGTTTCTGCATGGCGTCGCCTGGGTGGTCGTCGGGTGCGAGTTCGGCGGTGTAAATTACCTTGCGGTTGGCATAGTCGCTGGTTGGTTGTAGTTGTTCGTATTGTATTGTTTTGAGTTGCATAGTTTTTAGTTTGTAGTTATCGGGAGTGGGTATTGTTTGAGACTGCCTTCATATTCGGCAATCTGACATTCCAAGCCGGCGATTGTTCTTCTCACGGCTGCATGATAGAAAATCACGGCTTCCTCTCTGGATAAGAAGTATTCGCTTGCGAGACAAAAGCTAGTCGCGTTTGAGTCTAAATCCGGTTTCCCGGTAGCTTTATCGAAACGAGAAACCCGGATTGCGTAAATCGAACCGTCTTTGTTCAACAGTATGTTGGTGATTTTCCCTTGCCATGGCTCAATTGGCGGGGGATAAAGGGAAGATTCATAATTAGCTGATTCTTGGCTCATTTGGTACGTCCATACTAAATCTCCAAGTGCTAC